CCCTCTTCGGGGCCTCGACCGTTTGTCTTCTGTTTTCTCAGGACCGTTTCCGGTTTATTTGCTAGCTGTTATTGCGGGCGCGCCGCCAACTACGCTTTACGCGATGTACGCGTTCATCTTGCGATCAGAACCCATCGTCAGACAGATGCGTTCGAGGGCTTCGCTGCGGATGAGACCGCCCCAGCCGTTCACGTTGATCCCTTGCAGGAACAAGAAGAAGTCCAGGGCGATCACGTCGCAATACGCCGTGAAGTAGTCCTGGATGAGCGAAGCGCGCATCACGAGGGCTTCTTCCGCCTTCGCCTTGGTCGCCACCAGCACACGTTCGATCACCGCGTGTTGCACTTCCTCTCGGAAGGCCGGGCTGAGGCCTTGCGCGAGTTGGAGCAGCTTGATCGCGACACGTTCTTGCAGCTGAGCGAGCGCCAGGGTGTTGCCACCCGTATTCGGCGCCCACTCGTCCGAGGTCTGAGCCTTCTGGATCAGCAACAGCGACATCGCGAAACAGTCAGCCATGGTCGTGATCACGCTGGCGTTGAAGCGGGGCTTCACCAACAGCGTGGAGGCGGATGCGCGCAGCGACGAGAACGAACTGGCCTTGAACGCGCCCGAGACCGATTCACCGTTCACGTTGATGGCGAAACCGTACCGAGCGTTCGTCTCCTGCAGGAACGCGGTGCGATCGAAGCTCATCACGCGCGCGCTGAACGCGTTAGGTCCGAGCAGTTGCTTCCGCGCGGGCAGCGCGTCGCGCGCCTCGATGTCCCGGGCCGCGATAAGCGCCTCCACGGGGTCGGAGGTCAGGATGGCGTCCCCAAAGTGCGTGCCGGACTGCACGTCGATGAGGCGTTCCTGAGTGGCAACGCTGAACCACCACTGCGGGTCGAAATCCACCTCGAGGTCCAGATCCTGCTCGCGGTTCTCGTTGCGCCGCTGGATCATCTCCTGCGTCCGGGCCGACAGCACGACCGTATTATCCACGAACGGGACATACACGCGATCAGCGACCAGCGCAGCCAGGTCGCTCAGGGAGGTGCCGTAGCCATAGGCGTCCACCAGGAAGCCCGCTTCGAGACCGTTGAAACCCATCAACGACAGGTCGCTGGCGGTGCCGAACAGCAGGTTCGCGCCGTTATCGGTGGAGAAGTCCGCCTTGCCGTAAGCGGACTGGATGACTTGCGAAATCCGGTCCTTTGTCGGCGTGATGTCGTAGGCGTCTGCGTCGCCCATGATGACGTCGCGAGTTGCGATGACGGACTGAGCGATCGGGTCAGCCTTCACGGAACGGTGAGCAATGATGCTGACCGGCTTGCCGCGCACGTCGCGCACCTTGCGGATGGTGTAGTGACGCAACGACTCGGCCTTGGTGATCCACTGATAGCGCGAGGACTCACGCAACATGTTCACGACCAGACGCAGCCACTGGTCCAGATTGGAGCCTTCGTTCTCGAGACGAATAATCTCGGTGGACGAGATAGCCAGCGCCGCGCGGACGAAGGGCAGACAGCCCGCGAACTCGGCGATTTGTGGGTTGTTGTACCAGTGGCTGGGTACCGACAGATTGCCCGCCGCGGGCGAACCGGGTGGCGTCAGGTGCGCGCGGACGCCACGGACGATGTCGTCCACAACGGTCGCCAGCTCGTAGGTCTGGCCCAGGGCCAGACCGATCGGCCGGTACACCTCCGCGAAATCCTGCGCGAACACGGTCTTGGATTGGCGCTGGTCCTTCCGGACGGTGGACAGGCGCACGTTGCTCAGCGCGTTGAACGCCTGGATCATGGCGACCTCCACGGCGAGGGCCTGCACCGTCACGCGCTTGAACGGGTAGGCCACCTGCTGCGCAAAACGCCCGTTCGGCGAGATGACGCCCAGCTCGATCAAGCCGGGAGTGATGATTTCCATGATGACATGGGCGGCGCTACGGTCCGGCACGGTGTCTACGATCGCGGCGAACACCTGCGGTTTCGTGAACATCGTTTCGGACGGTTTGAACGCAGGTACGGCGATCATCTTCTGCATCGCCGGGTCCAACGACCGGTTCGACAGGAAGTCGGTGACGATTTTCAGGGTTCGCGGGTTCGCCAGCTGGCGCGCGACGAATTCGCGGTTCGTCGCCGGGCCCCAGACCGCCCACGTGTCGGCCATGCCTTCGTAGCGGTCGATAATGTCCGTCGCGATCGACACTACCACGCGGTCTTCGACGTCGGGCGCGACCACTCGGTCGTCTGCGCGCTCCATGACGGTCACGCCGCGGCCGTCGAGCGTGGCCTGGATGACATCCTCGCCGTCGACTTCGGAGTCGGGCGTGTTGGATGCGGAAACTTTGGAAACAGACTTTGCGTTCATGGTTTACTTTCGGAGTTACAGGGACACGGCGCGGGTCATGGCGCCGTTGAAGATGTCGCGACCCAGTTCGGCTGGATCGCGATTCGACACGAGGTCGATGGAGCGAGGTTCGACGGCCACCGGGCCCTGCGAACGACGCGGACCGCTGATGGTGCCGGAGATGCGGTCAAGGCCTTCCCCCGGACGCGCGGAGAAGTTCCACACATCGCCTTCGCCGACGCGAGACACGGTAAGCGACGTGTTGGATTTCGCAACTTCGATCAGCATCTTGATCGTCTCTTCGTCGCCACTAGACGGATTCAGCGGGACGTAGAAAGTCACCCCAAGCGTGGCGCCAAGGATGGACCAGAACGACAGGTCTGACAGCGCGCTGCGAGCGATACCACCCTTCATCGCGGCACCGCCCTGAGCGAGCAGGTCCTTGATGGAGTCAACCACCACGTCGGAGAAAGCCACCGCGGCGCAGCCGATGCCGGCCGCAGCCTCGCCCACGTTCGTGGTGTAACCAGCGAAGGGTTCACCGACGCGGACGATGCCGTAGCTGTCGACGCCGGAGCCGGCCAAGTAGTGGGCCAGCGGCGTCTTACCGGCGCCGCTGCCGGCCACGATCACGCACACGCCGTACGGAATGGGCATGCCGTCTACGACCTTGTTGAGACCAGCCGACCCGATGAGAGCCGCTTCGCGGAGAGCGGGGTTGATGAAGGTCCGCCCCTCGGCGGGGGCAACGACCGCAGGTTCTACGATCGAGCCGTCCTCGGAGAGTACGGCGGCCTTGCCCGTGAGTAGAACGCCTTCACCGGACACGTTTGCGACGCCCTGCCCGTAGGACAGAGTGAACGCGTGGGTCGAACCGAGACTCTTGAGAGCCTTCAGAGCGAGGACACGCTGAGCGCCGGCGGTTTGTCCGGCGCCTTGCAGCGCTTGGAGGCGGGAGGACCCGTCCTTCTTGACAGCGATGTGGAAAGTCATAGGAATGTTCCTCGATAGTAACGACGAAGCCAACCTTCCACGTACGTGGCGGGGAGATTGGAGGTAAGAAGCTTCAAAACAGCGGGGCCGACATCATCGTCGGAGTACTTGTAGTGAAGCTTGCTTGGGTCCGCTAACACTTCCCGCTCGATAGCGGACAGCGCCAGCAGATCGCCGGGAATGTCCCGGAGACCACGTTGCAGCAGTCCCGTTAGGGTGCCGTGAACGGGTTCGATGTACTTACGGTAGTACACGTTGTGGATGTCCCAGATCTCGCGACCGAGGTCGGTCGTGTGCAGAGCGTCGATCCGATCCATCCAACCAATGGGCCAGTAGGGTCGAAGAACGCCGCCGATGCTGCGTTCCGGAACCCAGCACTTTTCAAGCGGAGTCTGCAGCTTCGGCGAAGGCACGTAGCTCGGGACGGAGGGGTCCGGTCGGACTAGCAAAAGCCCGGAGAAGCCCTGACCATCCTCGGGTTTAACAACATAGTGACCGAGCTCGAGTTGCGAGCGTAGCATTTTGAACCGATCAAGGTCCTTACGCACGTCCGCCCACACGATCTCGTCATCGCCGTTGTTAACCAAGCCGATTGGCATGGCGCCGGTAAGAAACGAGTCGAGGTTCGTTGCTTTCACGGGATACAGCATGTCGATGAGGAAAAGGCTCTCAATCACCTTGTTGACCTTAGCGACCAACGAGGTAAAAGCATGTCCGCTTCGATTCCCAGAGTTCATAGAGAACGTCCAGTCCATCGGATCGGCGACCCACACGCCGCGCCTTCCCTCCAGGGAGAGAGGTTTCGCGAAGTATGGGCTTTGGTACAGCCGTTCGGCCGACCGCACAATGCCCTCAGGATACATCTCGCGCATCGTGGAGAACACGACGGCGAGCGCATCCGCACTCATGGTTTGGTCGTACTCGCTCACGTCGGAGCAGAATACGAACTTACCCTCGACACGTGCAGAAATTTCCTCCTTAGTGTTGATGTGAAAGGTCTGGGGCCACCGTTTGAAGAGGGCCTTCATGTGGGAGGACGCGACCATCTGTAGGTCACAGTTGATGGTCCAGGGGCCGGCGTCGATAACGCGCACGCGGCAGCCCGCGAAGTCGTCCCACGCCTCGCCGTCGATAACGACGGTTTTGTCGGTCTTCATCCGCTTCCCGCGTTTGCCGCCGGAGAGCGCGTAAGTCCAGTCGTTCGCCCAGCGGTCTCGTCCGACGTTGTCGAGCTGCAACCGTTTTTGAACGTACATGCCATACACGATCTCGAAATCGGAGAGCAAACGCACCACGTCGCCAGCTTCGACTGAGCGGAGAAAGCGGTCGTAGTTCGTGGGCTGCGTCTTCCACTGCGCGTAGTCCAACTTCCACTGTGGTGAGTGGGAGAACCGCGGCATCCCGCCAGCGCTAGCCTTCGGGACGTTTACGGAAGATGGAACAGCGCGAGCCCAAACGGAAGCCCAAACCATTCGTGCGATCTCGTGTTGCCGTGGCGAGTAGCCGGCGGTCAACCCCAGCTCTTGGCGGAGTAGGGAGTTGTCAACCACCTTCGCGCTCATCGGATTCTGGAGATAACCGGCAGGGGACTTCAGTTTCGCAAACGATGTGTGATTACCGGTGCGAGTGAAGCCCTCCGCGTCGAGGTCGACCTTGATCTTGGCGTCGCACTCGTCAGCGATGGCGCGCTGCATGAGCAACGTGTCGCGATCGAAGGAGTAGACACCAGGTAGTACCTCGCGCGGCTTCCGTTCCACGAGAGGAACGCTGTGGCCGGCCTTGCCGTTCATGAACAAGTTACCGAGTGGATCCCCGAGCTTCCACGGAGTGGGCCGCGTATAGCGCTCCATGTAAGTAGCGGGGTTGTTGAGTCCGAATATACCGAGCTCGCGTTCGATCTTCGGCTTAACGGACGAGGCCTCGCGGAAGCCCTTGAGACCGGGGTCAGTCGTCGGAGTCGACATCGTCACCCTCCCGTGCCACGCCGATCTGTTGATCGTGCCTGACACTACCGTCGGCCTTCCGGTGTTGGCGTTCTTCCTTCTCGATCACGGAGACAGGTTCGTTCGCGCGCTTGAGCGCGTCGACGTCCGCGGCCATCCGGATCTCGGAGACGAGCGGCGAATAGCTGAGCTTCGTGAGGCCGAAAGTAGCCTCTTCAAACCACACTTCGTACAAAACGCCGGGCACGCCGAACAACGCCTTCACTTCGAGACCAAACGTCTCGCGCTCGGCTGACAGGATCTCCAACATCTTCTTCTGGTCGGGCCGGAAGAGGATCACAGTGCCGTGGCTCGCGTTCAACAGCTCCGAAAAGCTGTCGAACGTAGAGTAGCTGAGGATGCCGTCGTCAGGAACGACGGACCCCAGAGGAGCAACGAGGACTACGGTTCGCGTCTCTTCCGTGTCGACACGCTTGATCACGCCGAGTTCCTCGGCTTGGTGCATGATGTCGTCGATGTGGCTCATACTTTTCTCTCCGGCGCTAAGCGCCATTTGTTACAGGACCAGGGAAGGTACATGAGTTCGGAGCCGAACTCGATGCGGGTGAATGGACGCGCGCAAAGCACACAGTCCGTAACGGCCCGAGCGGACGCAAGGGTTGCGTCAAGCTCGAGCCACAAGCTCTCGGCGACGGCGTTCAAAATGCCGTCCCGAGCGCGAGCAGAAGCGCGAAGGCCGCGGCTAAACAAATAGACGCTGATACTTTCGGGGAGGTGCAGACGTAGACGACTACGCCGACCAGACAGCCAAAACCGAATGCGGCGAGTGTCATTTGTGGACACCTTTACCGCCGGCCATACCGACGATCTCGTCGAATACAGCGACCAAGTTCGCTCCAGCTATGACGGGAGTAGCGAGAAGCCGACTCCGCGCGAGCATGCGCTCGGCGGCGGCGGCGAGTCTCAACTCACGCACTAACATCCGTTCAGGTCTAATCCCGAAAGAACGATAGACATTGATAAAACTGGCCGAGCGGCGGGAGAACCCAACGTTCACCCCTCCACTCCGCAGATTCTGAGTCTGCAGACGGTTGAGTCGGTTGATGAACCGTCGCATTGCGGTGCGAGATGCTTTCGACATAAATGCTCCTAGGTTGAGGGTCGTCTCGCGACGATGCCTAGGTTTGTTCGAGATCGCGTGGGCCGGTGGGCTTATTCGATCCATCAGACTATCCGGTGGGAATCATCTGATCCTTTCCTTCCGACGGATGTCGCGCTAGCATCGGCCGGTGGGCTTTGGCTAACGTGTGCGAAGGGCCTCTTTCCGGTGGTACTCGAGGGAAATAAGGGCACATTAGTA